AGTATTATTCGGCGCGTCCGTAAGCAGAAATGTAAAAGAGATTGAGTCCTCTGCAGAATGTTGCAGAGGGCTTTTCTTCTTATGAGGGAGGGAAATTAAGTGAACGAGAATGAACGGGCATTGCTTCGGTATGTAGTGGAAGGGGATATTCGGAAATCTCAGCAGCAGGCGAAAATCGTGTTGGAGGGGCTTACTACTGTCAAGGACAAAGCGTTCAAGGAAACCTGTCTGCGAACACTTGCAAGTAAAAGTCCTACACTCATCGAACTGCCGTATAACCTGCAGGGGCTTTTGGTCGCGGAGGATTCGAGCGCTTTCCGAGAAGACCGGTTCCTCATCCGAGACAGCGAGAAGGCGGTCATTGATAAAATGTGCAAGACGCGCCGTGCTGCGCTGCGGTTACAGGAAATGGGGATTCACTATACGAGTTCTCTTTTACTCATGGGCGAGCCGGGAACCGGAAAGACTGAGTTGGCGCGGTATATCGCATATACGACGAATCTTCCTTTCGTGTACACGAATTTCTCCGGTATGGTGAATTCCGCTCTGGGCAAAACACAGAAGAATATCGGTATGATATTCGACTATGCGAGAAAAAGTCCGTGCGTGCTCTGCCTCGATGAGATTGACGCTATCGGGACACGGCGCGGCGGCAAGGACGATGTTGCGGAGATGAACCGTGTGACGATTGCCCTGATGCAGGAACTTGACAGACTCGGCAACGACATCATCCTTATCGGGACCACGAACCGTCCCGATACGCTGGACGATGCTCTGCTCCGGCGCTTCACCTTTGGGCATACGGTAAGACCTCTGTGCCGGGACGATGCGCGTACCCTCGCAAGGATGTTCTTTGCATCAGTAGGGTATTCGGCATCCGATGCGGAAATTGAATCGCTGCTCAATGACACTTCACAGTATTATACCGCAAGCAAAATCACGAATCTTTGCATCGACCATATCATCGACTGGGTAGCAAATCAGGAGGATACACCATGCATCGGAAAAGTTTAACCGGAGAAGCAAAGCTGAACCGCGATACGGCAATGCTGAACGATTATATCGCCGGAATGCACATCGCGGAATTGGCTGAGAAATACGGTATCGGCTGCACGAATGTTAAGAAATCTCTTGAAGTGTTAGAGGGTTTTGATGCTGTGCGCCGTAATGACCGCAAAAGCCCGAATCGGAAACCCAACAATCAGAAACGATTGTCGAAAGCCGACATGGAGCAGCGGAATATTGAGATTGCGCAAGACTACAAAAACGGGGCCTGGACCTTTGAAATCGCTGAGAAATACAATCTCTCTGGACAACAGGTCTATCATATCCTGCGCAGAAGCCCTGATTATACCCCGCACAAAGAGAATATCGGGTCAGCTGTACAGTTCAAAAAACGCAAACGCAATGCTGAAATCGTTGCGGATGTCAGGGCAAATCCGTACATGACTGTCGGAGAAATCATGGATAAGTATGGGTTATCGGAATCCACCACCTATCAGGTATTTCGCGAAGCGGGGCATCCAATTTCGGGTGGTCTTGTCCGTTTCGGTCCTGAACCGCCCATGAACATCCCGGAATTCAAGCACAGCCCGAAAGTATTGGGGCTGCAGCGTGAAGCCTTGGAAGACACCAAGACCACGGAGGAAATCGAAGCGCGGAACAACGATATCCTGAAAGACTACAAAGCGGGTGTCAAAGTAGAGAATATCGCAGTACGGTATAATGTCACGCCGCGATTCATTGCGGGGCTTATCCAGAAATACCGGGCACATCATCCCCTCTACCGCAAGAACCTGCGCGGCAACGCTAAAATGAGGAAGAAGCTGCCGGAAGAAGTATGCGAGGGGATTGCGGTAGAATACCAGAACGGGAAAAGCGTCTCCGACATTGCTAGAGACCATAAGATTGCCGTGGGTCAGACCTATAAGATTTTGCACGACTACGGAAAGCTTTCTGAATCGCTGGCAGAAGCCGAAACCCGTAAAGCCACGCAAAGCCGTTCTCCTATCACGGATAATGTAAAAGCCAGAAACCGGGAATTTGCGGAATTTGCACGGATGAATACCGGCAAAAATCTGCGTGACCTTGCAGATATATACGGTATCTCCTACAGCACAGCTGTAAATATCGCAAAGTCCGAAAACATCCATAAACGGGCAGGGGTGGTTGTACCGTGAAAGATTTCGAGTGGCGGTATCGCAGGCATCGTGGCACGGTAGCACAGGAATGTCCCCGTGTTGCTGCTATGTGGCATCCAACAGCCAATTCTGTATCACCAGAGGAAGTCACCTGCGGCAGCAATCGCAGAATCGCTCTTATCTGTCCGAAATGCGGATACGGAAAGAACGGCGAATGGCGTCCCTCTATCGCCGGTGCCTGTCGAACAGGCGGCGGATGCCCGGCGTGTTCCGGAAAAGTCCTTGTCGAAGGCGTCAATGATGTAGCTACCGTTCATCCCGAAATTGCTGCACAGTGGCATCCGACACTTAATGAGTTCCCGCCCACGCGAGTGACTTCCGGAAGCGCAAGGCATGTATACCTTGTCTGCAAGGATTGCGGGTACGGCGCAAACGGAGAATGGCATCCGATGATTGCTTTTGCCTGCGGGTCCGGGGAAGTACATACCGGATGTCCCGAATGCGCCAGAAACTCACTGAGAAAGGTCATGAGAGCCCACTACGCCAAGACAGCAAGGAAACCTTTAGTATCAGTTGCATGCCCTCAAATCGCCGCTTTGTGGCATCCTGAAAACGAATTCGGCCCCGACATGTATACGACCGGCAGCTGCAAAAATATCCCGCTCGTATGCACCGCATGCGGGTACGGCAAAGACAAAGACTGGACGCCTTCGATTGCTGACATTTGCCGGAAAGGCGCAAAGTGCCCGTTTTGCGGTAACATCGTGAGGTAATACCCTTGTACAGACAGAAAAACAAGACTCCCTATAACATGGCGGGTCAGATGAAGGTAGGTCTGATTGGTGAATCTGTCACCATGCACTATCTTGACTACTATTGTGAAAAGCACAAGGACAGGATTGCAGGATTTTCGGATGTACGAGATGACAAGAAATATCAGGAAGACGACATCGACTTCGTTGTATACCGGAAGGACGGCTCTTCGTTCACGGTTGAAGCCAAGGCTGACACCTACAAAACCGGAAATGTCTTCCTCGAAACAGCGGTGAATAGTTTCGCAATCGGCGAAGATGACAAGCTGCTGCGGTTTGGAAAATACCAAAAAGCAATAGCCAAGCACTCGAAGGGATGGCTGTATAAGGAAGCTGACTATATCTTTTATTATTTCACCGAGACCAGGCAGATATATGTCTTTGAGCGCATGGCGGCAATGCACTATCTCGATTTCGCTCTGTGCTCGGATACGGTGTTCGTCCACGATGAACGAAGACCTTTCGGAAGGGCTGCGGAAAATAAAGAGCAACGAAGTAACTACATGCAATACTACGGTACAGGCTTTTGCGTGAACGCGGAACAGATGCGCCGTTCTGATGTCATTGACCACAGGATGCACCGCGTCGGCAACAGGAGTCTACGATTCCCGGAACGCATCGAGCCTGGGAAAGTGTTTGAACATTTTGTAAATCATACTTGTATTTGATACACTTTCGCGCCAAAATATGGTATAATGCAAGCACAGAAACAGAAAGTACTATATGTTGTGCTTATGCACAACATATTCCGTTCTGGACACTGTATGTGGCGCTTTTGTGTTGACAAAATATGCGAATTGCAGATAATTGGTAGTAGGGTAATTTACCCATTTTTTCGGGAGAGTTACTTCTCCCGAATATGCTTCTGTAGCTCAGATGGCAGAGCAGCTGTTTTGTAAGCAGCAGGTTGCAGGTTCGAATCCTGTCGGAAGCTGATGCCGGGAAGATGACCTCCACGCGGTCGGCATCGGGCAACAGGCTTAACCTCCCTTAGCTTGGCAAACATCTTCGCAGATAACATAAAGCTCTTAGAAGATACCAGATATGCTCCGAAACAACATCATAGTTTTACACACACTTACATACACATCTGCTTGCAGCTGGTTGTAGAGCGGCGGCAAGCATCGTATCTGGTATCCCATAAGAGTTGCCGCTCATAAAGACAGCCTCCTCGCGGCGAGCGGCGGTAACACGGGTATTGAGCTCCCCGTGGCAAATGTCTTTTCTCTTGGGTCGTTAGCTCAGTCGGCAGAGCATCGGACTGTTAATCCGAGCGTCGCTGGTTCGAACCCAGTACGACCCGCCACGCGGAGTATAGCAAAGGTAGCTTACCAGCCCCATACGCTGGCGGTTGCAGGTTCAAGTCCTGTCTCCGCACCCATCGTCCATGCCATGACGTTAAACCGGCTATTCATGTCAATCGGTCGGACGTAAAATGACCGAAATATTCTGGTATCGAATACGAAGGTTGCAATGCACCATGGTTAATTCGCCCGCAGCGCACGGGAAAAGGTGGTTCAACTCCACCTGCCAGAGCCATGACCTGTTGGAAGCGATTCTAGCAGGTCAAATAAAACAGGGGGGCACTCCGATGCAGTAATTACCGCGTCCGAATGTCAAAATCAAGGAAAGGGTCACACCGATGTACTGATTTGCCTGATGGCGGGCAGCTCCCGCCTTAAAACACCATAATAGGTAGCGCCTATCTGAGTGCGTCTATACCTCGGCGCACTCAGCCACCCGATGGGACAGCCTCCACGCGGCGGGTGGTGGACAGCGACTATGATTGTCACTGACGAATGTCCTTTCAGGAACCGCATTGCATTCCCTGTGCAAACGGTATCCTAAACGGTCAGGAAGCCGTGTGGGCGAGTGCTTCCTCTTGTGCTTCGGCGCAGAAACAACAAATCTCGTCCCGCTAAGCATGCATCGTACGAGCATCCCCGTTAAGCCGGGGCGCAGCCAGACGCGACATAGCCGAAAAAGGCGAGACTGCTGCGCGGCATCTGGTAAGTTTGCCGCAGTCTTACACAGCCCATAGCATTCCGTTGACCCGAATTGACAGGGAAGTAACGGCAGGGCTTGAATTGAAGTTGACCAGTGTCCAAAATGCTTTTCCGGATTCTTTCGTATCGTCCACGCAGAGATTCGTGGAATCGCTAAGAGACATAAAGATGATGTTTCGGGGATGACGACCTACTAAACGGACATCATGGCGGGGCTAAGAGAGGGTTCACCCGCTTTTTCTCATGCAGGCATCGTATAGGGGTTAATACACCAGCCTTCCAAGCTGGTCACGCGGGTTCGAATCCCGCTGCCCGCTCCACCGTCGCCGTCACTGTACGCCACGACATTAAATTTGGCGAGCATGGTCCACTTGTGGTCCGCTGTCGAATGCCAACGGACAGCCAAAAAATCAATCGGCAAACAGGTGCTGCACATGAAGGTATCCGAAAGTCTCGGCATCAGTCGCGAATGGTGCTGAAAAACATCGGAGAGGATACAGCGCAGAATCCTCCGGGGTTGCTACCGGATGGTGCTGGACGCGAGGTTAGCTTCCTCGCTGAGGGGTGATAACCAGCATAAAACACCCTACCGTGCTTGGTTAGCTCAGTTGGTAGAGCAGCGCATTCGTAACGCGCAGGTCGGCAGTTCGAGTCTGCCATCAAGCTCCACGGTCCGATTGGGTGACGCGCTCTTTGAGAATCCGCCCAAGAAGCTGTCAGCGGGGGCATGCACTTGCTGACGGTTGGCTAAGTCCTTACGGAAGTCGTCGTAGCCGGAACCGAACACGAATGGGCAACGTAAAGCCCCGCACGGCAGAGCGTTATCTGCTTTAGCGCATGACAACTCTAAGTAGGAAGGAGATGATTCCGATGGAGCAGGCAATTATCAACGTCGAAGGCACATCAACGATTGAAACCGCAGCGGCGGCTAAGAAGTTGATTGAGACCTTCGGAAGTCAGAACATCCGTGCTCTCTCGGTCAAGCGCGTGGACGAGAACAGTAACGAAGTCGTTGTTGAACTCGATTTTGTACCGGGTCTGGCACCGCATCTGCACGGCTTCGCTTTGCAAGTCAATGGCTTGACTGCGGGTTACGACGGCACCGGCCCCTCGAACCTGTACGAAGTACTGCAAGCAGCTGGCGTCGATGAGCGCCTTCTGACGCGTGAGGATATCACGCAGAAGAGCGACAAGACCATTCCGCTGCATCTGGAGCGCGAGGTCAAACAGTACGGCGAACTTCATTACGCGTAATTACTGGCGGGTCTTTCCCGCCATCATGGGGGCATAGCTCAGTTGGGAGAGCACCTGCTTTGCAAGCAGGGGGTCGAGGGTTCGAATCCCTTTGCTTCCACCACCAGACACATCTCCATCTTGGAAATCGTCTCTGGGCGTGCATTGTACTGTTACACAAGCGCAGTACGGTCATTTATTTGGTGCGGTACTCCTTAACTACACCACGAAGACGATAATCCTGCCCGCACCGCCCCCACCTGAGGGTCATTTACACAGGGTTACGTCAAGCCGAAAACATCATGCCGAGTGGCGAAAACGGCTGCGGCATGGGCGAGACAAATTCGTCTCGTCAGCCATCTTTTGAGAGCGACCTCCACGCGGTAGATGGCGGGCAACGCAGATTTCTGCGGCTAACACTCTCTGATTCTTGGATAGGTGTCCGAGTGGTTTATGGAACTGGTCTTGAAAACCAGAGATGCATCCGCGTCCGTGGGTTCGAATCCTACCCTATCCGCCATCAGCAGTCGGATACACTCTGTACCCGGCTGCTTTTTACATATTTGCGCTTCTTTTCATCGTACCAGAATCGTTTTTTCTCCGATAGGAGCCTCTCGGATTCTGTTGCGATTTGTGAACATTACGTTAATCATGGTTGTACTCAGTACACTTTCAAGAAAAAATGTGGTATAATGCATATAGAGCGACAGGGAAAACGAAATATCAGAAGTCCTCCGCTCTTCACATCGTTTCGTTGATGTGGGGACTCACCCCACACAGTAAAAAGGAGAAGTAAAATCATGCGCAAAAAGTCTATGATGAAGAATGTGCTTGCAGTTGCCATGGCTGCTACAGTCGCAATCTCTGTTACCGGATGTAAGGGCAAGAAGAATCAGGATGCTGCCTCTTCTGCTCCTTCCACCAGCCTGAGCGATTCTGCAAGCACCGCACAGTCCGAAACCCCCGACACTGCCGAGAAGGAAGATACCAGCGCGGCGGCGTCCGAGAGCAAGGCTGAGAGTGAAGCCGAGAGCAAGCCCGATTCCAATGCTGCCAGCACCGAGAACAAGACCGCTGAGTCTGAGGCTGCTTCCGACAAGGCTGAGAAGCCCGCTGCCAGCCAGAACACGAACCCCGACAATGTTTCTACTAAGGATGGTCCCGCCAAGGCTCCCGTCTACAACACCCATAAAACCACCACCGGCACCAAGACTCCTGCCCAGAAGCCTGCTGCTGTGACTCCCGCTGCCACTCCCGCCGAGAAGAAGTCTCAGCCCGTCTACACCTTCACCGTGCGCCATCATGACGCCACCTGCACCACGCAGGGCTATGATGAGCATATCTGCAACGAGTGGGGCGGCATGAACTACAACGACAACTATGTTGCCGCCAAGGGTCATAGCTGGGATAACGGCACCGTGACGAAAGCTGCCACCTACACCGAGACCGGCATCAAGACCTTCAAGTGCAAGGATTGCGGTGAGACCCGTACTGAGGAGATTCCTTCTCTGGACAAGACCTACCACATCCTGCAGGTCGTTGCCCCCACCTGCACTTCCGAGGGCTATACCATCTATGAGTGCAATGAGGTTCCGGGTCTTACTTACAAGGGTGATTTCACCGACAAGACCCCGCACACCTATGATGAGGGTGTCGTGACCAAGGAAGCGACCATCTACGAGAAGGGCGTCAAGACCTTTACCTGCTCTGCTTGCGGTGATACCTATACCGAGGATATCCCGATGGTGGAGAAGACTTGGCACAAGGGTGATACGGTTGCTCCCACCTGCACTGAGCAGGGCTACACCGTCTACATCTGCGACCAGGACGCTACGCTAACAGAGAACCGCGATTTCGTGGACGCTCTGGACCATGATTGGGGCGAGGGTGTCGTCACCAAGGCTGCTACCTGCACTGAGGATGGCGAGAAGACCTTTACCTGCTCTCGTGACGGCGCGACCAAGACTGAGGTCATCCCGGCTGTGGGTCACAAGTGGGATGATGGTACTGTCACCACGCCCGCCACCTGTGAGGCTTCCGGCGTGAAGACCTACAAGTGCCTGAACGATGGCTGCACCGAGACTAAGACCGAGGAGATTGCCGCGCTTGGTCATAACTACGATGACGGCGTTGTCACCAAGGCTGCTACCTGCACTGAGGATGGCGTCAAGACCTTCACTTGCCAGAACGACAAGAGCCATACCTACACCGAGGTCATCCCCGCAACCGGTCACGATTACGATGACGGCGTTGTGACCACCAAGCCCACCTACACCGAGAACGGTGTCAAGACCTTCACCTGCCACAACTGTGGTGATACCTACACTGAGAGCATTCCGGCTCTGGGTTACACCTACAACGAGACCGTGGTCGCTCCTACCTGCACTGAGGACGGCTATACCATGCACGAGTGCGTGGAAGATGCCACCAAGTCCTTCAAGGACAACATCGTCCCTGCACTGGGTCATGAGTACAAGGAAGTCACTACTCCCGCCACCTGCAAGGACGCTGGCAGCGTAGATAAGGTCTGTGAACGCTGCAACGATAAGCAGCATGTCCGCGATATCCCCGTCAATGAGGAGCATCAGTGGGACGAGGGTGTTATCACCAAGGAGCCTACTGCCACCGAGCCGGGCATCAAGACCTATACCTGCACCGTCTGCAACAAGACCAAGACCGAGAGCATTGCCAAGGTCCATGTCCATGAGTACACGGGTCTTGGTGAAATCGTCAAGGAGCCCTCTTGCGAGACTGAGGGCGAGCGTTGGATGTACTGCACCAATGATGGCTGCGACAGCAAAATTCTCGTTCCTATGCCCGCTATCGGCAGCCACGACTGGGACTTCGAGCACACCGAATGCCTGAAAAAGGCTACCTGCACCGAGCCGGGCACTATGCTGATGCACTGCAAGCGCGATGCTTCCCATACCATGACCTACTCCTACGGTGGTACTGGTCATATCTGGGATGAGGGTGTCATCACTACCCAGCCCACTCATGACGAGTACGGCGTCAAGACCCTGCATTGCAAGAACTGCGATGCGACCATGACCGAAAAGGTCCTGCCCACCAAGTACACCTTCACTGTTACCGTTGTCCCGCCGACTTGCACCGAGGACGGCTACACGATGCACAAGTGCAACGAAGATGACAGCTTCTCCTACAAGGACAACATTGTACACTCCACCGGTCACCATGCCGAGATGCGTGTCATTGAGCCTACCTGCAAGGAAGAGGGTCGCACCGAAATCTACTGCACCGTCTGCGGTGAAGTGAGCACCGTTCTCTCTACCACGCCCAAGAAAGACCATACTTGGGATAACGGTGTCGTTACCACCGAGCCTACCACTGAGCATGAGGGTGTCAAGACCTACACTTGCACTGGCTGCGGCGAGACCAAGACTGAGTCCATCGCTCGTCTGCCCGCAAGTGCCAAGGTGGCTGCAAACCCTATCGTAGCCGGGGCTGAGCCTGTTGTCGAGGTTCCGGCGCAGGAAATGAGCGCCGAGAGCATCAACGCCGAGACCTATGTCGCAGAGACTCCGGTTGAGTCTGCTGTACCTGCTGAAACTCCTGCCGAGCCCGTTGCTCCTGTTGAACCCACTGTACCTGCTGAGACTCCTGCCGAGCCTGCCGCTCCTGTTGAGTCTGCTGAGACCGAGAAGTCTGCCGAGACTTCCGAGGACAGCACCGACACCAAGCAGGAAGATGCCGACATGCCTAAGGAGACCGAGGCTGAGGTCGTAATCGTTGAGGGCGCTGCGGAGTAAATCTTCCGTTTCCAACACTACAACAAAGGTCCGCAAAGACCTGAATCTATCGAGGCTTGCCGGGAAACTGGCAAGCCTTTTTTATTGCCCGGCAGACCCGCATGGTGCTGCTTACAAACCAAAGAAAGGTGATACGAATGATTGATTATATTGAGAAAGCAAAGGCATTCGCCATGATGGCGCACAAGGGCCAGACCGACAAGGCAGGTGAAGACTACTTTACGGCGCATGTGGCCGTTGTCGCAGACGGCGTTGAGCCTGACCCGCTGGTGAAAGCTGCCGCCTACCTGCACGACACGGTGGAGGATACCGGCACCACGATAGATACCATCAGAGCGGAATTTCCTCCGGAAGTGGCTGAGGCGGTCTCTGTACTGACTCGGGAAAAAGATATGACATACGCAGAGTATATCTGGCGTGTTAAGCAAAACGACATTGCCGTCAAGGTAAAACGCGCAGACCTCGTCAGCAACATGGACCTTAACCGAATCCCGTATTCTCTCACAAGCAAAGACCTTGCGCGAGAAGCCAAGTATCTCCGTGCCTACAAGATGCTTGATGGCAGAAAGACAGTCTCTGCCGTAAACCCCTATGCTCTGTATGACTATCTCATCACCTGCGGATGGGAGAATGACCCTACTGAGAATTCAGCATCCGAATCTCCCGTTCTGAAAGCGCCTTCCGGCTCCTACAAGGTGCTGGTTCCCCTTGATATGCTGCGTACAGATTACGAGCAGCGCCTCAGAGATGCTCTGGAAACGCTTTGCGTCTTCGAGGCGGCACCGATGTGCGATATCCTCGGAACACTCTTATACTGGACGCCAGCGCCCGCAGAGAGCAAGTCCTGAGCCGAGGAAAGCGCTATTTCTGAAACTTGCAAAGACTCGCGTTTGTGTTGCTGTTGCTTTTGCCTGTTTTCTGACGGGGCAGATTCGAGGCAGATTCAGCACTGATTCGCGCCAGACGAATACGACAAGCAAGCGCACAAAATGCGACTCGCTCAGATGTTAATTGTTTGTGAATCATACTTGTACTCGCTACAAATCCGCGTCCAAATATGGTATAATACAAGTATAAAAACAGCGATAAAATGTGATATTCGCTGTAAAATCAAGCCATGCAACTGTCGTCTGCTTTTGCGGATGACATACTATGCTCCAGTGGCGAAATTGGCATACGCGGCAGATTCAAACTCTGTTTTCTCCGGGTTCAACTCCCGGCTGGAGTACCATTTTTGAAATTAACTCAGGGGGTGATTTCGTGAATAATATAAGCGCTGTGGCCATCGGAATGCTCATCGCCGCGCATCGTGAAGGTGACGAGGAAAAATTCAGGGCTTATGTCGAGCTCATTGCCGAAACCTATGAGCAACAGGGAAATGACCATGCCGCTAACATCATCCGCAGCTACTATACGGGTGATTATGGCGAGCAGGGAAAAGTTATTCTGGATGAAGCAACAGAACAAACTACATACTACGAGACAGGCTGGTATGAACCTGACATTTTGGGGTCCGGTGGCTCCTATCGCGGAGTCACAAAAGCAACTTCCGAGGAAGAAGCTCTGCAGCGGCTGCTGAAACACTCTGCCGACTATGCACATCGTATCACCGTATATAAGAAAGACGGCAAAACCATAAAGCGGGAAATTGCCGAGTATGACCAATGGGAAAAGAAGTGGAGGACAGCCGAATGAAGTGGAATGTATTTTCTCTCAAAGCCGTTAAAGAGGCATTAAAACCCAAGTTTGTGTTGGAGAAGGTCCGTTATGTGACGGATGACGAGGAGTACGGTGAAGGCAAGTCTATGCGCCTTGTCTTCCGTAATGTGGAAGAGATGCCGGAAATCGACTATATTAAGCGGACCGTCTGCACATTCATTCAGGACACCTACATTCACTTCAAGGACAAGAGCCTTAAGCCGATGCAACTTTGGCAGGACAACCTCAATGAAAGTGAGGACCATATCCGCTATTCAACGAACAACCTTGTGTCGCCGCCGCTGGCACTCATCGGTGAAACATACATCTCCGATGAGAGCTACTTCCACAAGTGGCTGGTAGCCCAAGGAGGAAATGAACTTCTTGAGAGAGCGTCCATCACCATCGACGTGGATGTCATCTATGCCTATGACAATGTCGATAAGGTTGAGAAAAGTTCCGAAGACGGCGAAGTACATGGCGTTCTCATCAACAGTACGATGTATCTGCACGAATCGGAAATCAAGCAGGTAGCTCAGCTTATCAAGGACGAAAAGCTCCGCAACCGTGTATTGACGTTGATGCGCTCTCATCGCCGCATTGTGTCGGCTCCCGAAAAAGAGAATCGCAATATTCGGGAAATCGCATCCGCACAGATGCTGGGTCAGGGGTGAAATTGTGAAACACAAAATCTCAGAAATCGGCGCTCAGATGCTCGAGTACCAAGAACAGCTTGCCCGTGAATACAAATACAAACCCATCCCGCGTACCTTCTTCTGCGATGTGAGAGCCAAGTTTCAAAAGACATTGCCGGAATGGTGCAATGTGTCCGGTGACACGATTTCGCTCGAAACCTCTGATGGCACAGTCATTACCAACGGGTACAACCGTATCGTGATTGGTGACTATGGTGCATTTGTTGAGTTTTCCCGCGTCCAAGCCTGTATGCGACGTCTCGAAATCAAAGAAGGTCAGGTCTATCGCGTGGAAAACCCGCGCTATGCCGAACATGTCAAATATCTCTGGCTCACGGCAGATGATGGTTCGGATGTGAAGGTATACGACCAGAAGCGTCCGGTAGAATATGCTGACTACATGCCGGGGATGCTGTATGTTAGTGTGTATGAGGTTTTCCCGACCAAAACCACCAAATAAGAGAGGCTCTTATGAAAAGCATGCAGCCAAAAATTGGCGACACTCTCTGGGGCGTCTGGGAACATCGGTACTACAACGAAAAGCGGCTCGTTGAACTGGAATATGTTGTATACCCTGTCAAGATTACCAGATTCTTTAAGGGAAAATATGTCGATGCGCATTGCGTCGGTGTGGATGTGGATGGTCACACTGCTGTTCATTGGGTTGCAGTAAAAAGCATCGGCAAAACGGTGTTTTATAATCCTACCGATGCTGCAAGGTATGCCGCAGCGATGTCGGATTATTACGACAAGCACTACGCTTTCGGCGGTACATCAATCAGACGAACGCAATGGGAACATTTTCTTGAAAAGGACTAGGCATGGGCAAGCATAAGAATAAGAATCGTACACCGATAGGTTCACTTCCTCGAATCCTCGCGTCTTGGGCGCAGATAAAAACAAGAATTCTAACCACGGGTTAGTTGCGGAACAACGAAGAAAAAACAGGAGCGAATATGAGTTTACGTGGAGAACCTTTGTTCGATGGCTTAAATTTCAAAGAATTGTTCGGCAGCGAACTTATTGTCGATAAAGTGTTCTGGAGCTATGACGGCATTTCGCTGCTCTGCGTATGCAAGGATGAGGACGAAAAATTGTATTTCTGCAACTGCACAGAAGTGCGAAGCGAAGAACGCTGGGTCCTGTATCCGGCGTCGAAGCAGCAAATCGAACAAATCGTCAGCAAAAGCAAGACCCCGGCCGAAGTATTCCGGGATAGCCGTGTAGTGTATATGTATACCATCGGCTTGGATACAGGCCAAGGAACATTGAGGGAACTGACTGTCGATGAACTGTCAGATGCAGACAAACTTCCGGAAGGAGAGTATGTGTAAATGAGCAAGCACGAACTCAGCGCAGACCGCGTTTTCCACGAAGGTGCTGGTTACAAAATGAAGGCGGGGAAAGCCCACGGTTTCAACCGTGGGATGAAAGACCGACAACAATGATTTTCCCGGGCTAATTTATATAATCGAAATGTGACGGTGTTGTGTTATAAAGTTCATATATCTGTAACATGATTTTGTCTGAATTGTGGTATAATAGATACATGAAAAGGAACTACAGACGCACCAAAACCACCGTTTCTATGATAAATTATCACTTCGTATTTTGCCCGCGCTACCGGAGAAGGTTGTTTCTTGTGGATGGGCTTGAAACACGATTCAAAGAGCTTGTAGCCCAAATCTGTGAGCAAAACGGCATTGTGATATTGGCAATGGAGTGTCATATCGACCATTGTCATCTTTTCGTGAATGCTCCGCCTACATTAAGCGCTGCGGAAATCATGAAAATAATTAAAGGAACCACCGGCAGGATACTCAAGCAAGAGTTTTTTCCTGACACGGTTATGCAAATGTGGACTCGCAGCTATTTTGTAAGTACAGCTGGCGATGTTTCCAATGCTACAATTCAACGCTATGTAGAAGAACAAAAAACGAGAGGAGGGTAATCATGGCGTTTGGGAGCAAAAATAGTACGCCGTCATTTGTATTGACATTGCCGATGGTTATAAGTCTCAATGAACAAGACCTCTTGTACAAAGAATTCAAGAAGTACGGCATTATCTATAATCAGCTTGTATGTATAACCACAAAAATGTGGCATCAATTGCGTAAGACACGCAAATATCGTGAGCTGATGGCGGATATCGCCAAAGCTGCTCCCGATAGTGATGAACAGAAGGCGCTTCTTAAACAGCGAGAGAAGATGCTTAAAGAGTACCGCTTTTCTGAAAATGCCTTTCACGCGATGGTTGTGCCCTATGCCAAGCACTATGCCCTACATTCTCATGTGGCACAGATGGTCGCCACTGCAGTTTGGGCAGCGTGGTCATCCTTCTTCTTTGACAACGGAAAAGAAGTCCACTATAAAAAGCTGGAATATGTATTCTCGATATCCGGAAAGAATAATACTACTGGAATAATGCTTCGCCCGGCAAACTGTACAACAAGTGTCATTAACTCTGCCAAGAAGAAGATTAAAGGCTCCATTGAAGAAAAATACTTCGCTGCGTACAGAAAGCCAGATACCAAAGAAGGCGAAGAAGTAGTTCTCCCTGATGAAGTAAAAACGCAAATGGAAAAAGAAATTGCTGCTGCTACGGCAAAAGTCAAAACTTCCATCGGCAAAGGTGAACTACGTCTTGTTTATGGGGATTATACATTCCCGTTGACATTGCGCAATCCCGATACTCAAGCTGGATGGTATCAACAGGAAGCGCTCAAATGCGGCGTTAAATACTGTCGCATAATTCGCAAATGGGTCGGCACCAAGTGGAAGTATTATGCCCAAATCGTCTTGGAAGGTTATCCTCCCATCAAGTGTGACAGTAACGGTGTTGCAAAACATCCTGTTAAGCAGGGACGTGTCGGTATAGACATTGGTACACAAACCATTGCTTTTAGCTGTAAAGATGTTTGCGACCTTCGTGTACTTGCTCCGTCTGCGAGAGCGCAAGCAAAAAGCCTCGTAAATGAAATTGCTGCTACGCTTCGCGCAATGAACCGTTCGCGCCGCGCTACAAATCCGAAATATTATAATCCGGATGGCACAATCAAAAGGTTGAAGCGGCAACATGGACAAAAGCAAAAGCGCGAATGGAAATACAGCAAAAGGTATTATCGCTTGCGTGCGAAGCTTCGTAACCTGTACCGTAAGTTGGCTGACATCCGTAAAATGGAGCATAACATTCTCGCAAACGAATTGCTTGCCCACGGTAACAAATTCGTCGTTGAAGATATGAACTATAAAGCCCTGCAGAAGCGCAGTAAAGAAACAAAAATCAATCCAAAAACTGGTAGAGCACATACAAAAAAACGATTTGGAAAATCGTTAAGTCGTTGCGCACCTGCAATGTTTATCTCCATTCTGAGTAATAAGGCTAATCGTTATGGCGGCAGCGTTATCAAAGTCAGCACCTTTGAAACGAAAGCTTCGCAATTTGACCATACCGATAACAGCTATACCAAAAAGAAACTGTCTGAGCGAATGGCTCGTCTCCGCAGTGGCGATATAGTTCAGCGTGACTTATATTCCGCCTTCCTGCTTGAACATATAGACACTGAATCCTTGCAGTACAATATGGAAACACTTAATTCAGCTTTTCCTGCATTTTTAGGAATGCACGAAAATACAAAGCAGCGCTTACAGGCGGTTGGAAGTTCTCTTCCTGCAAGCATTGGATTCTAAGTAGTAACTTTCTGGGGGCTCGACACTCCCTCATTAAAGAGCTGCCTCGCAAGAGGTGAAACTCCCTTTGGAGGATGCACTTAAAAGAACTGGGAATGCAGACAAGTATGTTGGTCAACCTTTTAGGCTGGATGCTCATTGTGCGCTACACCCGTAGCGTATGGTGGGAAACCGCATAACTCGCTGTTTCAGACACGGCTTGGCGATGAACCTTGCCGCGCCGCCCAGGAATCCCACGATTTCAATCGTGGGAGGTGTCAATGCGAATAAACATCAACCACAAGTTGATTGACCAGAACCACAAAAGTGGTATAATGTAAACAGAACGAAACGAAAGGAGACAACCGAAGATGCTGTGCAAGACTGTTAATGCTATGTCGTTTGCTGAGTATAGTTATGAATCTGAATTCGAGTCCTACGAATCCAGCTTTGTTTCCTATACCCATCGACAGGCAAAAACAGACCTCGAACGGCTGCGGTGCGTCTTCTGACGGCATTTGCATTCCGAACGCTGCTTGTCGATTCATTTCGGCAGGCAGCGTTTTTTTGTTGCCTGCAATACAGAAAGGCAGCAAAAGAAAATGAACATTCCAACCATCGATATCCAGCAAACAGGTGCCAATATCAAGGCACTGCGAAAGGCGGCAGGCATCAAGGTAAAGGATGTGGCGGATACGCTCGGTGTCTCCACACAGGCGGTAGCCAAATGGCAGGCAGGCACTGCACTTCCTACCATCGACAACCTTGTGATTCTCGCCGCGATGCTCGATACGAAAATTGATGACATCCTCGTCATCGCATAAACCACTCGCCGCAGGATTGCGGCTATATATGGCCCGTTCGACGAATTGGTTAAGTCATCTCCCTTTCACGGAGAAGGTTGGGGATTCGAATTCCCCACGGGTCACCATCTGCTTCTGTAGCTCAGTTGGTAGAGCAGTAGGTTGAAGCCCTATGTGTCGCTGGTTCGATTCCAGCCGGGAGCACCACGAGGCTTAATGCCTCCTTATATGTGCCGGTATGCAAGCGGTCAAAGCAAACGGTCTGTAAAACCGCTCCGTTACGGTTCGCTGGTTCGAATCCAGCCCGGCACACCATAAGGCCCCTTCGACAAGTTGGTCCAAGTCGCCAGCCTCTCAAGCTGGAGTCGGCAGTTCGAGTCTGCCAGGGGTCATACAAGCACCCACAACGAGATAGTAAAGTTTAGAGTTCGGTAGTCAACTTTATTGTTTAACAAAACGGGTACAAATCTGCAGAGGTCGCCTAACGGTAGGGCTACGGATTGCTAATCCGTCGTCGGGTCAATCCCCGGCTTGCGAGTTCGAATCTCGCTCTCTGCGCCATATGCTCATGTGGCCGAGTGGCCGATGGCAGCGGTCCAGAAAACCGCCGGTGAGAAATTGCCCGAAGGTTCGAATCCTTCCATGAGCGCCACTGCCTCTAAAATCTTCGATTTCAGTCGAGGATTTTAGGGGCATTTTTTTGTTTGTATCTTATTTGTTACGAATCAGCGTTCATGGTTGTACCGAATACACATTTGTGGTATAATGCTAATAAAGTAACGGAGGTGCGCCATGATTTTTGAAATGACTGAAAAGCAGTATCAGCTGTTTTTGCATGTTATGCAGGTAATGCAGACATTCTACGGCAACAACTTTTCTTCTATCTGCAAAGAGGTCGGGGACGCCTACGGTGTGAATGATGCGGATATTGAAAAGGCGTATATGATATTTACCGACTTTAAGGTCACAGCTCCCGTGCCTTCCATGCAAAACGCAGCAGGGGAAATCTATCAGACTGCGCTCGCGGCAGCGAATATCGAGGCAGGGAACAAGGAGACCCCGTATACTAAGCGCATCGACATGAACGAAAGTGCTTGGGTAAAAGCTGCTGCCATCCTCGATGCGTATTCCAGAATCCTAATGGGACAGTTCAGCATCATCTATGAGGTTCTCGATATAGCTGATACCGACAACAAACCGCAGCTGCAGGCGTATCATGACGCTCGTTGGGGCGGCATCGGCATAGCGGAAGCCCGTGACCTTCTGATTCCACAGCTGAGAAAACTAAGGGTTGGCTGGAATGGCAATTTCGGCATCTCCAACGCAGGGCTTGCCTACAACAGCAAACTTGCCTATGAGATGCTCAAAGCAATCCTGTATGCGTGCAGACAAGGGGACGGCACCGTTCTGAAAGTAACGGACGAGCCGCTGATGTATGCACCCTGCAAATCAAATCTTCATGCGTTGTAAAGCATTTTTTAAGAAGGAGATTTCATGAAAGCCAACTATAAAGTCGTAAACAACCGTCAGGCGCAGCTGAAAAAGGTCATTTGGGACTTCAAGCCGACGGGCGCATGTGCCTTTCTCATGTTCCGCTACTATGTCATGAAGATGATGGCTGCAACTGATTCCGCCAAGGAGCAGGGGGTGCCGCTCGGTGACTATACCAAACTCGAAGTCGAGGACAGTGTCAACGAGTTTCTTCGTGACGCGAAGGATGATGCTATTTCGAACTATGTTGACCCCGATGTGGAGCCCGAGGATATCATCATCCACTTCGATGGCACGCCAAAAGAGTTCGCCAAAGAATTCGAAATGCACGTTCTTGTTGCAATGACCAGCAATTTCGAGCATGCGTTCCTCGATTTCTCGGACATCAACAGTATCAGCCGTAGTCACTTTGAATTGGCTGTCGCACAGTTCATGTCCGCATACGAGCGGGAAGAAGGGAAAGTTGATAACTTCTGTAATGATGATAAGGACTGATAATCATGACTGCTCTCAAAAATGCACTCGCGGTAAATGACGGCAAAGCGGTCGTCATTTCGATAAAACGCGAATGGCTTGCTAAAATCATGTCGGGTGAAAAGACGCTCGAAGTCCGCAAATCTCGACCTTGGGAAATCTCGTTTCCATTCGCTGTATTCTGCTATGAGACAAAGGCAAACGGCGGTGCAGGGGAAATCATCGGGGCTTTTACCTGCGAGGACATCGACCAGCTGAACTGCCTGACAGGATTGTCTCCTTACTATGCAGACGGCGAAAAGCTGTCCGGTATGGCGGATAAGTTTATTCGGGAAAGCTGTATCGATATAGCCGCGCTGTTCGAGTATGGCAACAAAACCGGCATGCTGTATGGCTGGAATATCTCAAATGTCCGCAAACTTTCTCTGCCCATGCATCAGCTGCACCTGAAACGCGCCCCGCAATCGTGGCAATACATCAACCTGAACGCAGACGACATAGAAAGCGTAGCTGCCGCCATTGAATGAGCGGGAAGCGTAGCTGCGGGGAAACCATCGAAAGCGTAGCCGCATCTCAAAATCCCCCTTGCACAGTTGTGCGAATCGAATAGAATAGTAAGTGCATGATAGATACCATCTTCTGATTCCCCATACCGGTAGATTCACAATCTGTTATGTGCTTAGAGCAGACTCTCGAAATGAGGGTCTGCTTTTTTGTTTCCATTTTCAGAAAAGGAGGTAAACCTTGAATACCAGAACATTTACGAAATTTGCAAAAGCAGCCGAAAACTGCCGCTACAAGAACGATTTTCAGTTTGATTTGGTGCAGTGCGAGAAAGCGTATCAAATGGGCGGCGAGATGCGGATTGAAGCCGAATGCTGGCTGAATCTCTTTGAGAGCCTTGGAGAAGACGACATCAAATCCTACGTCAAGTCGGTCTATAGGCCAGGAGACCTTGACCCGTTTCGCAAGAAACTGCCGAAGGAGTAAGTCCCATAATGCAGATACTATTTCATCTCATGGCGAATACCGGATGCTTGCCGGACAAGGTCGTTCCGCAAATCCCTACGAATCGGATGAAGGGGGAGGACCAGGAAACACCGAGAATCTGTACCGGACACACACTCGATGACTGCCTGACCGGCATCGGTATCCCGCATTTCATATCGAGTTTCCTGCTATCGGAAATTCGGCAGGGGAGAAGCGCGAAACACGCCGCCGAGACGATGCTCCTGCCGTTCGTCGGAAGAGTGTATTGTGTCGAGGATAACAATCCAGCACTGATACTGGACGATAAGACAAAGTATTTCGTGGCGGATTCCGTTGTCACGCACGAATGCTGGCTGACGGAGTACATCGACCCCATCAAAACGGAAAAGCTATGGCTCGTGGACGGAGAAGTTCAGTTCATACCGTTTTCGCATAACGGCAAACAGTACGAATACCCTGTCGTTCTCGATTCTCAGTGGTCTTCGATTCCGATGCAGCCCGCTCCTGAATTCCGAAAATGCCTTCTTGACATCACCAAGAAATGGCTTGAGGAAGAATAAGATGCGAGAAATGTGCCGTGAATAACAACTCTGAAATGCAAAAATCGCACACAAAACCATGGCGGAGTCTTTTTCGGAAGACTTCGCCTTTTTTTGTTTTTCTCTTGCGTATCCTTGCGAACGGCATAGAATTGGTATTGTACGATAGATAACATTCTACACAGCCGAATCTTTCGGGCGTACATCATTCACAATTCTGTTTTCAAATTAGGCAGACTTACCATTCGTGGTAGGTCTGCTTTTTTGTTTTCAGAAATCCGTATCCATCTTTTTGAACGCGACTGCAAGGAGGTCCGCTATGTTTAATCGCAATCCCAAGAAAAACACCCGCTTCGCTATCTATGCCGGTAACCCAGGTTTTTCCGGCATGGTTATCTGCTCCGATTTTATCGGGTATGTCAAAGCCCCGTCGCTCAGCGATGCCTATGATGCAGCGTATCGGTATCTTGCCAACAGCGGATATACCGCCATCGTAGTCCGTGAAGCATGAAGTTTTTCCGACAACCGAACATCAATCACATCCCGCCGAACAGCTATTGTCGGCGGGAACTTTTATTCAAAGGAGTAATCACAATGAACGACAAACTGAAATTCTATGCCGGGACCACCGCTTTTATGCTCAGCGTCATCACCATCATAGGTTGCTTAGCCTGCTTTTTCTCGACGCCTGCGTATGCTGCGTCGGAAAAGCCAGCTGATGATTCTGATATCGAGTATGTCACACCGTTGGAGGTCCATCTTCGGGAACTCAACGCTCAGCCGCCTTTCGCGCCAGTGCTGCCTGCACCTGAGCAGGAGGTGACCGAGACAGAGCCTGTATCTGAGCCTTCTGTCGAGACGGCAGAGACTGCACAGGAACCGGCAGAAGAACCTGTGACGGACACGATGCCTCAGAACCTTTCTGACAATGAGTACGCCATCTATACAGCGTTGCGGGATGCAGGTCTTTCTAAGGCCGGCACTGCAGCTGTGATGGGGTGCATGGCAATGGAGAGCGGGCTTCGTGTTACTGCCGAGAATCCGAACGACGGAGGCTATGGGCTTCTGCAATGGACACACGGCCGTAAGACGAATCTCTTGAACTGGTGCTATGCATCGGGTTTGGATGCAAGTTCAGTTTCCGGTCAGGTCCAATTCTTTGTCCATGAGCTCAATGCCACATACAGTCAGGCAGCGGGGTACTCGTATCCGGTATACGAGACACTCACCACGAGCGACAGTGTAGAAGATTGTCTTGCGATGTTCTTCTCGCACATGGAAGCCGGGGTAAATGTCCCTATCTCGTCCAGCAAGGTCTATTGCGGGAACCTGACCACCTTACAACTCTACAACAAGCGGCTGAACGCTGCTTACAAGTATTTCTAAAAAATGAGGCGATTTACTATGACAAACACTGCGTATAAGACTCGAAAACTACTGTCTATGCTCTCCTGTGCCGAGAAGGAGAACGACGGTCTGATGCTGACGCATAACCTGCAAAACATGCAGCGCAACGGCAAGCAGACGGGCTGCTACGGACACATCATGAATATCTTGAACGGAAAATGTGTGTATGTGACCACAGAACGGTCTTGCTATCAGCCAATTGCCGACAAGAATATGGTTCGCTATGCCGCCGATATGAAGGATTACTCCTCTGTATCGCTCGGTGCCAGGGGCCGAAACCAGTTCGTTACCAATGATGAGTTGGTCGGAAAAATCGTTGACATGCTTCGATAACAGGAGCAAGAAAAGGAGTATTACCATGAACAGAATCATCTATACCATCTTCAAAACCTTAGCTGTCCTGTTTGTTCTCTTCATCTTCCTGAGCATCAGTGCTTTGGCACAGTCCTTCACGCTGCACAATATCGCGCTGCTCGTGGTCAGTGTCATTTGCCTGAACAAATGCTGCGGGATGATGCTTGCGGCAAAAGCTGAAAGAAAGTGAGGAAAAATCATGAATACCAATATTCGCTGGCTCGCCGCTTATACTGCGGACATCTTTGACGATTATCTCGCCGAGATAAAACTTCCTATCGTTTGCAGTGATGCAAGCGAGGAAGAAGACCGGCATAGCAACGAAAACAGTGCGATGCTGTATGGCATGGAATACTGGAATCTCGTGGAAGATATCGAAGCCTATCTTCGTGCCTCTGTCGAGAAGCCGGTCAATCCGAATGAAATTCTTGCCATGTTCGACACGCTTCTCACGGATAAGGGTCACAGTGACTCGATTCCGAGCGGAGAGAAGCGCGATGAAATCATTGCAAGAATCGATAAACTCCTGAAACCAGCGGAGGTAACGAGATGACACTTACACGAAAAGGCTGGAATAGCCTGAAACCCATCACAGCCCCTGACCAGATGCCCGCACCCATCCACTGGAATCCGATGAGCGATGACTGGAAGCGGTGGATTGACAGCCATCAGGTATATAACGGCGAATCGAGATTCTCCAAGGAGATGCTCGATGCCGTCAACAACCCCGCCTAAACCGGTTCGCCGGTTATAGACGGGGCTTGCGGGGAAACCCGTAAGCCCGGTTGGTTAGCCTTGGTGAACGGCAACTTTGGTTGCTGCGAACTCCGTTATGCATTTGATGAGCAATCATCTTCATAATATAGGCACCCCGATTATGCTCCACAAGTGTCGGGCTCTGCGGGCAGTGTATGTGTCAATGACGCAAGCCGTTGATATGTATTACGTTAAAAATCTCTAAGGGTAGGAGACGTGCGGTTGCCATGCCGAAAGGCTAAAACAGTGCATAACATTGGCGAAGTGGACCACAGGGCGCAAGCCCTGACTTATAGTTTCATTACTATTTAACGAAAGGAGTATCTTGCATGAACACTTGCGTTTGTGTTCTCAGCAACAATGGTGAACGCTTAATGCCTACCTTCCGTCTTAGCAAGGTACGCCGACTTCTGAAAGACGGAAAAGCGAAAATTGTTAAACACCATCCCTTTACCATCCAGCTGCTGTATGACAGCAAAACAAACACCCAACCCATCGAAATCTGCGAGGATGTAGGTTACAACTACATCGGTATCAGCGCAAAAAGCAAATCTCGCGAATATGTATCTGCTCAATATGATACATTGCAGGATGAGAAGGAACATCACGATGATTGTCGCAAGATGCGTCGTTCCCGAAGAAACAGACTGCGTTACCGTAAACCGCGTTTCGATAACCGCAAGCGTGATGAAGGTTGGCTTGCACCCTCTCTGGAGCATAAGAAGCAGTTGAACATCAGCCTTATCGAACGGTATGTATCTGTGATTCCGATTACTCATGCAACTGTTGAGGTTGGTTCTTTTGACACGATGTTGCTGCAATCTATCCAGAAAGGTGAAGCAAAGCCAGAAGGCGCAGACTACCAGAAAGGCCCGCGCTACAACTTGGCAACCTTGCGTGAAGCGGTGTTCTACCGTGATAATTACACATGCCAGGTTTGTAAACGCAAAATTACGGATGGTGCTATTTTGCACATGCACCACATGTTCTACTGGAAAGGCAGACATGGCTATCAGCTTGATGAATTGGTTACAGCGTGTGAAAAATGCCATACGCCAGCTAATCATCAAAAGGGAGGTAAACTCTTCGGTTTTGGTAAAGACAAAAAGTTTGCCAACCTTACAGGTGCAGCGTTTATGAACGCTATTCGCTGGCAGATAGTAAATGCACTGTACGCCACATACGGTAAAGAATTTGTGACCATCACTTATGGCGCAATGACAAAAGAAAAGCGCATCGCGCTTCAGCTTGAAAAGAGTCATAATAATGATGCATACGCAATGGGTAAACTTCATCCAAGCCGTCGCTGCACATTCGTACATTACGAAAAGATAAAGCGTAACAATCGTGTGCTGGAAAAATTCTACGATGCCACTTATATTGACGCTCGCACTGGCAACAAGGCAAAAGGCAAGGAACTTTTTAACGGCAGAATCAGCCGCGACCACAAAAAAGATTCCGAAAACCTGCACAAGTACCGCAACAAAAAGGTATCGAGGGGTCGTCGCTCTATAAGAAGGCAGCGCTATGCAATTCAGCCATACGACACTGTGCGTCTCGAAGGTAAAACGTACATTACAAGCGGGTGCCATAACAAAGGCACAAGACTTTTGATTCCCGTCAACGGGAAAAGTAAGTCAGTAGCAATTTCCAAAGTTCAAGTTGTTTGCCATGCGGGAGCATGGATACAAATCATCTAAATACTGAAAGGAGGTAAGCAGGAAACGCTGTATCTTAGTCTTTTCTAAGAAATGCATTCCTCCCCACCTAAGCCTTACGGCTATAGATGGGGTGTCCTGCTCCATAATTATGAATAATACTATGATTCCGATTTTACCGGAACTGAAATCTGCGATGAAGCAGGTAACAAAACAATATCAGTCGGACTTTGACCTCGACACAAAGGTCATTCAGAAAGCCGCAAAGGAAGCAAAAGCCGACGGTAAACCTCTGACATTTCTGTGGTTTTGCCGGGAAAGCGGGACCTACATTGCGCGGGAATCTAACGCGTATTTGAAGGAATCGCCGATGTACATCTCCTTCCACTACTATGCGGACCAGCAGAGACGGGAAGCGAAAGGCATCAAGGCGTATGTCGTCACCGTTACGGGACTTGATGGCAGAAAACCCTTGGGGTTCGCAACGCCCATCGACTACTTCAAGGAATGCGAGCGGCAGAAACGGTATGCCGTTCCTGCAAATCGGATTGCTTTGCATTTCGAGAAGGAGACGGTCGTTACGGAAAGACCCAAGACCATCCCGCGCCATCACAGCGAGTACGGAGAACTCAAATCCGTCACCTATCTGCCGGATGATGCTGCTGCGCTCGACTATGCGCTTTCCATGGCGCATCAGAGCCGCGAGAAGTCCAGCCGAAAGGTAGGTGCCTGAATATGGGTAAGATTATCGAGTTGACCCATGACGATGTTCAGAACGAACTTGCCTATGCTCTTATCTGCGAGACTATGGAGGGTGCATACTGGAATTCCGGGCGCAGACGCCGTATGTTCAGCAAAGCCTTTACGCGCAGTGAACAGCAGCGCATCTCGAACATCAAGGCTAAGGCACACAAGTGGTATCTCGTTACAGGTGTACCCGAAAAGGTACGCATGAACTACGACAACTACTTGCTTTGGCAGCGCCTTGCGAACTTCTGTGCAGCTATCTGAGTATCAGCAAAACCATACAGTGGGCTTTCCTTTTGGGAAGGCCCATTTTTACTTGCATGTTTGTGCGAACCGAATAGAATGGAAGTGTACGATAGATAACATTCCACTTAGCAGCATTTGCCACCGTACAATTCACAATCTGTAAACAACAAGCAGACCCACCATTTTGGCGGGCCTGCTTTTTTACTTGGAAAGGAGAAATTGCCTACGACAAACACATTAACTGTAGATTTTAGCTATGTTGCCGAATGGGACAACGGTTCCAACCCGAGCATGGTATACGGCGAAGATATCGCTGAGAAAGTTTGAGGTGAAAAAATATGATGTATCTGAAACAGTTCCCGGATATCTGCCGGGAAATGGGGTTTGATGTCGAAGAAAAGGCAAAAACCATAACCTTGCGCATTACCGACATCAATTACTCCATCGACATCAACAAGAAACTCTTTTTGGAGGACCTTGAGTTGATACTTGATTCGTACAGTGAAGTGCGTGAAGCAATCGCCATTTTTGAGGCTAAAACGAAGTCCGGGAAATACGACAACTTGGATGCAACCGAGCTCCAGAAACTCAAGTGCGTCTTTGACAAAGCTTGGGAAACCGGGCGGCTCAAAGATGACACCGGTATGTTCCAGGCAGAAGTGGATACCTGCCATCAGCACGCCGAATATCTCAAGGCTGTTCTTGAAAAGCTGCTGGAAAAGCTGAAAAAGGAAGTCGATAAAGCATGTCTCTATTCCACGTCTTCCCATGACTTTCCGATTGTCATGAAACAGATTGATGCATCCTGTTACAAAGCATATGTGCCCACGAAATCTAATAATGGGTTCATTGTTCAGGAATACATCTTTGACCTGAATGACATTGGGAAAAACGATGAGAAGAAAATTCGCGCTCAGTTCGATGAACTTTTCCAGAGGACGAACACTGCTGACAGCTACCGTCTTTTGGCAGAGCTTTCCATCGAGGTTGGATACTTTGTCCCGGTCTGCGGAATTTTTTTCAAAAAGATGGGCGAAGCCGTGTCGTACATCAAGACGAAAACCGACGTTGACATGACAATCGTGCAGTCTGATAAGACAAATCTCGAAATGATTCGGACATTGGATAAGTTTCACTTGGCAATGCTGCTGAATCATATCTGCGCGGACAGCAAAAATTGTCCCTCCTCCACCACAGGCTGGTGTGAATGGTTGGGCAATAACTGGAATTTTATGAATTAAAAAACAATCGCTGATAACATAAGGAGTAA